GCCCGAGCCGCCGCCTCCGCCGCCGGTGCCCACTACGCCGTTGCTGTAGCCCGCCTGGGCGTCCTCGGGGTCGTCAGTGTTGCCACCTAGGGCGGTCGATCCGATGCGGGCAGTGCCCGACCCGTCGCCGCCGACGCCGTACAGGTTGGCAGCCGACAGGCCAGCGCCGCCACCACCGCCGCCGCAGCCCTTGGCGTACGTTGCTGCCGCCACGCCGTTGCGCGTGCCGCCTGCGCCTCCTGCGCCGCCGTCGAACAGGCCGCCGGTCTGCGCGGCGCCAGCCGAGCCACCAGCGGTCGTGCCTCCCTGCCCGAGAGACCCGCCGACCGCTCGGCCGTAGGTGCCAGGGGAATCGCCCAGGCGCGTGGTGCCACCGTTGCCTCCCGAAGCTCCGTTCGTGCTGTCGGTAGTCCTGGCTGCCCCGGCGGTTCCGCCCGCTCCGATCGTCACGGCAAGCGTGGCTGGCAGGTCGGCCGCCTGCCAAGTCGTCTCGGTCACTGCGGCGCCACCGCCGCCCCCACCGCCACCTCGAGCGCTCGAGGCCGCCCCGCGGCGCCCGCTGCCGCCTCCACCGCCGCCGCCAACCATGATGGCCCAGACGACCTTGGCGCCGGCCGGCTTAGTCCAGGTGCCGCTCGAGGTGAACGCCTCGACCGTCGCCTTGCGGCCGTCGATCTTGGCGATGGCTGGGCCGGTTACCTCGAGGTAAATAGCCCCGTCCGCCGTGTTGACGGCCAGTTCCCCCTCGAGCAGCTGCGCCGTCGTTGGCACCGCTCCCGCCGTGCTCGAGCGCTTGAGCCGGATTTGGTCAGACATCAGTAGGTCCCCCCGTCAACCGAAACCGTCAGGGCCGACACGCACTCACCGTCATACTGGTTCATGCGCTCAAACAGCGCCACGGTCACCCCGCCAGCCGTGTAGACCATGGCAGCCATCACGAACGCGCCGTTGGGCACCGGCTGCAGCGTGAAACCGGCTGCGTTTGCCCGCGTTGCATTCACGCCACCGGCCGCCGTGCCTGCGGTGTTGCCGTACTCCGCCAGGTTGTAGGCCGTCACGCCGATGGCGTCGGTCTCGGTAATGGTCGTGATGTTGGTGGGCGTAGCCTGCGGCTGGGCCTTGCTCAGGGTGTACGTCCACCGGTTGGATGTCAACAGCGTGCTGCCGGTCACTGTCATGGGGTGCCAGGACACGACCGACCCACGTTGCAGCAGCAGGTTCTCGAGTTGGCCACGGTTGGCCGTGACGAACTGCGCCGCCTCCACCATGAGGTTGTAGGAGTCGGCCGACTGCCCGACCGGAGCGTAGACCGACGGTTGTAGGAATCCGGTCATGGCCAAGCGGGCTTGGGGTTGGACAGAATGTCGAGCACTTCGGTGGGGAGGATCACGCCCGCCGTGTGGAATGCAGCCGTGTCGGGGTATGCCTGGTACCACACTACCTTTGAGGTGGCCTTCATCGTGGAACCGCCGACGCTAATCGTGGTGTCCGGCCAAAGAGAACCATCTACCGGGTTGCGCATCGGCGTTTGTTCTAAGTGGAACCACTCGTCGTACAGAAACGTGTACACGTCCATGCTGACGGAGTCACTCACGTAGCGCCGCTCGTACGACTGGAACAGGACGGTTCCAGCGGCGTAACCGGCGAACGCTGCCGAATTTCGTTTCAGCAGGTCCTCGGTGATGTTTGCAGGCACGTTGGTGTAGCCGAGCGCCGAGTTGCTGTCGTTTACTAGGAACTCGACCCGGAACAGCTCCTGCCGCACAGACCTAATGAACGGCGTGCCCATGATGTTCGTGACGGTGCCGCTGCTAATCAGCGTTGTTGGAGGCCATGTAATGGTCCCGTTCGTTGGAAACGACGCCGCAGCCGGTCGGATGTATTGCGAAGCCTTGCGCTCGGCACTTTGCAGGCTCGTCTTGACGCCCCGAAACGGCGCCACGCCGACCACCGGCCCCTTGGCGATCGATGTCACCATGTAGGTGTTGGCGCGGTCGGGGTGGGTTTCCACCCTGATGTCCTGCACGATGAACTGAGCAAGGCCGCCGTCGATGGTGCCAAGCGCCAGCCTGGTCCCAAGCGCCTCGATTTGGTCGAACGGTGCAGTTTGTGCCTTGATCGAGTTGTAGACGTTCCAGCTGTCCTCGCTGGTACCGACGTAGGCCGGGTCGTCCTGCGCCACGAGAAACCGGGTGGTGTGCACGGCCTCGGTCGGTTCCATGCCGATGGTCAGGGACTGCTGGTTGTGCTGTCTGAATACTTGCCACGCCATCAGCGGCTCCTATCGGTGTTCTGCTTGATCTGCTCGAGAACGCGCAGCAGCTGTAGGTTCAGCGACTCGAGCCGCCCGGTGTCACCGCTTGCCATTGCGAAGCCAGTTTCGGCACGTATGGCCGATTCCTGCATTTGCAGTTTCTCGAGGTCGCTGGCACCGGCGCCGCCGCCGAGCATGCGGAAGCCGATTCCCATGTCCTGCAGCACCTTGTCCAGATGTCCACCGAAGCCGTAGGTGGCGTTTGCTATGTACGCGCCCGGATCGGTGAAGAAAGACTCAATGTTCCTCGCTTGCCTTCCAGCCGGTGACGTAGCCCGCAGCGCGGTAGCGATTTCCCGCTGTGCCCCACGCTCGATCCGTGCGGCACCCGGCTCGTCCATACCCAATCCGACCATCCTCTGACCAGCAGCCATCTTGGCATGCAGTGCGTCAATCTCGGCCTTGATCATCCGCGTGGAGAATGGCTTGGTCATTTCATCGAGCGTCTTCCGCGCCTCGATGTTGGCCTGGTAGAACGAGCCGATGGCCTGAAACAGCGGGCTGGCCATGGCAGCGCCGACAAGGTTCTGCATGCGACCGAATTGGCCGCGGATGAGCTCGAGCTGAGCCGTGGCCTGCTGGCCCATCTTGCGCAGGCCGGTCACGTCGGCGTCGATCCCGATTGAGAGTCCTAGCTTCGCCACGTTGCCACCTTCCCAAGAGTTGCCATCCAGTCAGTCTGCCCAGGCTTGCGCCATGGTTCCACCACCGTCTGAGGCTGACGAGTCAGCCCGTACGCCAGGACCGTCAGCAGCCGCTCGACGCGGTCGGCTGCGGTCCACTCCAAGGGTTTGCCATCACCCCCTGGACGAGTGCCATGGCCACATGCACGTCCAGCGCTGTCGAGCCCGGCACGCCGTCCACCCGAGTGCACGACTCGAGCACAAACGCCTGTTTGGCGTCCTCGTCCAGCTGCTCGACCTTCCGCCACTCGCCGACCGTAATGGGCCGGACCTCGAGCATGGCCGGGTAACCGGCCACCGCGTCGCTTGTGAACTTGCGCCAGGTCATGCCCGAGCCGCCGTAATTTCGCCGACGTACTGCCAGGTCACGGTCGCCTGGTGCACGGTGTCGTTGGTGTAGTTCGGGCTGTAGCCGGTGATGATGGCGTTTCCGCTGAAGTCGACGCCTCCACTACCGGCGCCGCTGGCGAAGATGACCACAGTAACCGCCCCCGTAGATGGCGTGGCCCCGCAGAACTTCTGCGCGAGCGTCAGCCCGGTGGCGTTGTCCGTGTGGATTGTCGCCGACCCAGTCACGGTCGGACGGCCCTGGATGGCCGTACTCAGTACCGAGTTGAGGGCCGTAGCGTCCACCACAGCGCTGCTGGCCGAAATGCTGATATCGGTGGCGTCCACGGGGGTGCCAGCGATGCTGATGCTTGTGCCGTTTGCGATGAATGCCATGTCTTAGCCTCCTGTTGCCCAGATGCGGTACGTCTGACGGACCACCCGCGGGCCGTCGTCGGTGCCTTCCTGATCGTCCATGCGCTCAACGTCCTCGCCGTCGGTGGCGCTCCACTGAATCTTTGTTCCATCCACCGTGCCGTAGAGGGTGTTGTCGTTCAGCAGGGCCGACACGGCAGCCGCCAGCGATCGAGCGCCCGACAGCGTCGTGGCGATGCAGTCGATGGCCACCGAGAACTCGGCCAGTTCGGTCGTCCCGGTCAACGTGCGCACCGGCGTGCGGGCGTCGATGCTGTAGACGATGGCAGGCAGCGCCGTGCCCTCGCGTCGCCACTCCGGGCTAACGCGGGTGCTCACGAGCCCGGATACGCCCAGGTCGTCGGTGAGCCTGCGCCGTAGTGCGGTTTCGATGCTCATCGTTTTACCTTCAACCGCGCCTTGCGGGCTAGGTCGACCAACTGCGTCTCGATGACCAGCGCCAGGTCCTCTTTGAGGACCTCTGGCGGGAACTGCTGGTACGTGGCCCGCTTCACGTGCCACTGGGCCCGGCCGCTGTCCACGATCGGCGCGATGTACGACCGTGGCCGCCGCTTGTACCGGAAGCCGGTGCGGCTGGTCGTCTTCAGCCCGCGGGTGTCACCCATCGACTGGATGACCTTGCTGGATGCCTTGCGCAGGCTTTCCTGCCCGCCGTAGCTACGGTGGGTGGCGCCGTGCGTCAGCCAGTTCTGCTTGTACGTCGTCGCCAGTCGCTTTAGGCTGCGCCTCAAAAGCTGCTTGAACAGGTTGCGGCTGACGCGGTCGGGGAGCTCGAGGAAGACCTGCTCGGCTGCCAGGAACGCCCGCTGGGCGCGCTGGCTGGCTCCGGCACGCATGATGCCCAGGTTCTCCGAAGCGTTGACCTGGCGTTCCATGAAACGCTGGTAGTTGCGCAGGTGCTCCGGGGTGTTGAACGTAGCGCCGCGGCGGAAACTCATGCCGTCACCTCGAGCGCTTCGCAGTGCAGTTCCATCCGGCCCAGCGTGGGGTCCAGCACGCCGGTTACCTCGAGCACGCGGTCGGTCTTGCCAGTCTCGCGCAGCAGGATCCGGCTCTTCACCGTCACCGAGTCAATCCAAGGCAGGACGAGCCGCCAAGCCGTCTGCCCGCGGTTGATGTCGACTGAGTCGATGGACCGCCCGTCGGCCGACTCGATGTGGCCCAGCACAGTGGCCACGGTCGACCAAGTCTTGGTGGCCTGCCCGTAGGTGTCAACGGACGCGGTGTAGTTCTGCACCGCCATCTCATGTCGGAACATGCCTCGAGGGATCATCAGTGCACCCCGTGCTCCCCGAGCATGTCGAACAGCATTTGCTGGGCCTTGCCCTCGATGGCGCCGGTGCTGTCGCCGCGGTCGGCGTAGAGGCGCCCGCACAGCTGCAGCGCCAGCATGTTGATGTAGTGGTCGGCCACCAGCGTGTTCCAGTTGATGGTCACAGGACGGTTCCAGCCGTCCTCGATGAGCACTGCGACCCGCTCGCCGTCCCAGTGCTGCTCGGGGTTCTCAGTTTGCGTCACCGAGTCGTCATCGACGTAGACCGCGGTGATGGCTGACGCCGTGTTGACCGGCTGAATGGGGAGCACCACCCAGGTGTCCCCTTCCTCGGACACCTTGTATGAGCGCTCGAGCGCCTGCATGGCCAAGCCGGTGCAGCGCTCGATCGTCTCGCGCACGGCAGGCAGCAGGATGTTGCCGATGTACGCGTCATCCTGCGCATGGAAAATGCGCAGGTGGCTCTTGATGTCGCTGGTGGTGAGTGCTGGCATTTTTAAAAGACCGGGGGGGGTGTCCCCCCCGCCGGTCCGGGGTCACATGGAATCGATTAGGCCTTGTTCGTAATCAGGGTGCCAGCGCGGTTGTCCACGATCTGGGCGTCCGACCGCATCGAGCTGCGGTAGTTCACGATGCCCGTGCTGCTGTTGGTGTACGGGTCAACGATGAACTGAATTTCCTTGCGGTCCACGATGCGGTAGGCACGCGCAACGTCGCCGAAGAAAATCAGGTTCGATTCGGTGCCGGACACGAACGTGGGCGCATCCTGGCTGATGTACACCGGGCGGCCCATGAGCAGACCAGCCGCGCCCTCCTGAACCATCATTCCCTGCATGCCGTCGTACAGGTAGGTGCCAGCGGTCGACGCCTTGAGCTGCAGGAGCGCAGCCCAGGTGGCCTGGTTCATGATCCAGGAGCGGTTGGTGGCGTACGCGGGCGGCAGGCTGGTGTAAGCAGCGATGACATCATCGAAGTCGGGAGCGGTCGAGGTCGCGCCCGTCTTGATGATGCCGTTCCAGTCCGTAGAGGAGTAGAACAGACCACGCTCCTCGGTGCTGCCAGCGCCATTGATGTGCTTGTTCCCGCGGTAGCGGCCGTGCGCACGGGCGTGGTCGGCGACGACCTCGGCGGCCACGTCGATCGAGGCGTCGAACAGCAGTTCCTCGGTCACCGGCGTGGTAGCCGTTGCCTTGAACGCGCCGAAGGTCTTCAGGGTGGTGGTGAAGTTGCTTTCGGTGTATGCAACGCCTTCCGCAGTCGCGGTTACGGTCGTGCGGGCGTTGATGACGGGCAGGCGCAGGTTGGCGGGCAGCGTCTGCACGGTAGCCAGGTCGCGCACCGGGTCGCTGAACGTCAGCCACTTGACGAACTCGCCGGTCATCACCGACTGCGGCACGGTGTTGCCCGCGGTGGCAGCAGTGCCAACCGTCAGGGTCGTGCGCAGTTCCATGTTGCCGCTGCCCTCGCGGCCACGCGTGGCGAAGAAACGCGCCAGTTCGGCGTCGTTGCCGCCGGTGCGGACCTCGGGACGGCCGACCAGTTGGCCGTTCTTGGCCTTGACGGCGTCCAGGCGGCTGCGAATCGACAGGCTTTCAAGCTGCCCGTCAATGGCGCGGATCTCTTCTTCGGCCGCGTCGAACGAACGAACGGCATCGGGGGTTGCGGTTTCGGCGTACTGCTCGCACGCAGCAACGAGCTGCGCACGCTTCTCTCGGAGTGCTTCGGGGGTCACGGTCATTTCAGGTCTCCAATCCGCAGCCGCAGGTACCGAGCGACGAGCCCGGTGGAAGTGTGAAACGCCCGGACCGCGGCTGCGGTCGCCTCGTAGGCGGGCGTGTGGACAAGGCTGACCTCGTAAAGGCGGGCCGACACGACGGTCCGGCGGTTGCCCGCCCACTCGTCCTTGTCGACCGCGAACCCGAACGACATGTTTTGGTAGATCCCATCGCGGAGCAGCACGCGCATGTCCTGCCCGTCGCGGGTGTCCGGCAGCCGAGCAGCGAACGTCACGCCGCGCTCGGTCTCCTCGAGCTCGAGCGTGCCGCTGCGGGTGTCCGCCAGCACGCGCCCGCCATCGTGCTCGACGAGCAGCGACACGTTCCGACGCCCCAAGTCGGCCGCGAACGCACCGCGCTGGATCGTCTCGATAAAGGGCAGCGGCTGGGATTCAGTCTCGTAGGGAATGGCCAGCCCGGACACGGTGTTGCCCTCGACGGCTGCGCGGACCTCGAACGAGCGGCGGTCAATCTGCATCGGGCGACTCGCTTTCTTCGTCCTCGCGGTCGCCGTTCACCTCGGCCTGACCGGCCGCCGTGTCCAGGCGCATCATGAGTTCGTCTGCCATGGGGTCCTGCACCGGCTGCATGCCGATAAACCATCGGGCGTCGTTAGGCGTGAGAACGCCAGACATGACGAGCTTGGACAGCTCCTTGGCGGTGTCCTTCATCGTGCCGCGGAGCAGTTCCTGCAGGTCGTGCTCGACGCGATAGCCGGGCAGCAGTTTGGCCGTCAGTTCGGCCTCGATTCGCTTCGCCCAGGGCCGCAGCGTCTGATCGACCAGCGCACGCTGGGCGTTCAGGTCGATTTGAGTTCCCGCCTCGGTGGCCGCCAGGAACGACAGCGGCAGGTTCAGCGCTCGGGCAATCTCGCCCATGGCCGCAGTCCGGGCCGCCGTCACGGCGTCCAAGTCACCCTGCCCGCTGACGCCCTCGATCTTGCCGCCGCCGTCGATGATCAGCGGTTCAGACGCGCCGCCTGATTTGGCATGCTTGGCCTTCCAGGCGAGCAGGATCGTCTGCTTCGCCTGCTCGCTGATCGGCGTGGGGAACTGGAACGACAGGCGCCGGGTCGTGCCGGTGGCCGCCATGGTGGCCGCCCAGTTGTCCAGGTCCGCCACCAATTGCAGCTGCGTGCGGCACTTGTCCAGCGGGCTCTCCCCGATGAACGCCCACCGGCTGTAGCCGCCTTTCACGTGGATGAGGTCGCTAGCCGGTATGGGCTGCCCGTCGAGCAGGTACTGCAGCGGGTTGGCCGACCAGTTGATCGTGATGCGCCCACGCTCGAGCGGGATGAGTTCGGCAGCCTCGCCCGAGTAGGTACGAGCGATGTACGCGTAGGCGTTGCCTTGCGTCATGGCGTCGGTGACGAGCCACCGGCGCAGGTCCCAGCCGTTGACCATCTCGGTGCTGCGGCCAGTGAGCAGGCTCAGGGCAGCAGGCTGCACCTCCTGGTCTCTGCTGTCGTAAACGCACAGCGTGACGCTGGCCAGCATCGAGGCCACGCCCTCGATGGCACGCTGGACGCCAGGCAGCGCCTCAACGTCCCCGACGCTGCTGGTGTCGACCAGCATCGAGGCGTTGAAACTGCCCAGGAAGTAGCTGCGGAAGCGCGAGAGGAGTCCCACGCCTCCCCCAGTTTGAGTACGCGCTTTTTCTGTCAATAGGCGGGTGTGACATTTTCTGTCACATTCCGCAAATTGTCGATCCGTCCGCTAGGTGGCGGAACACAACCACCACGCTTGCGCGTGGTGGAGGTGTGAAGCCTGTTGTTGACTCCAATCCCTTTTGAGGGGGGAAATCAAACACCCTCGGCACTGGGGACTCGCAAGGTTTTACCTTGAGGCTGGGCGCGTGCCGGCCAGCGGTGAAACTATATCGTCATCACGCCGGACGGCGGCATCCACTGCTGCGAGCGCCCTCGCAGCTCGAACAGGCGGGCCGCGTTGCAGGCCGCCACCAGGGCGTCGATGTTCTGCCCGTCCCGCTTCTGCAGTTTGACCAGCCCGCCGTCGTAGGTCTTGGTCGTGGCGTGCCGCAGTTGGTGCAGCAGCACCGGGTCGTCGTGGTACCGGAGCGCCCTCATGCGGATGAGCGCCACGAACGTCGACCAAGCGGGCGCCTGCTCCCGGATCGACTGGGAACGAGCCTCCACCGGCAGGTTCAGTTTGTCGACCATGACCTGCCGGACCCAATTCTGCGTCCAACCGACCTCGTCGACGCCGACGGCCTCGAGTTGGAGCGTGCTACCAAGTTGTCCCAGCAGTCCTTCCACGGCGTCAAAGTCAATCAATTGCCCGTCGTTGTGGTGGACGTGCCCCTGCTGGACCAATTCGTGCAGCCAGGGCCGCTGCTGCTTCATGTGCCCGAGTTCCCCGCAGGTGAACGACCAGGTGCGCAGCAGCCCAAACTCCCCGCCGTCGACCACCACCCCGACGCTCGTCAGGTCGGCCCGAGCCCCCACGACGCTGCCCAGGCTGAAGTCGATGAACGCCCAGGCCCGGCGCCCGCGCACGTCCTCGAGTCGCCAGTCGAATCGGGCCTGCTCGAGCACGGCCGCGTCGATGCCGACGCTAGCCAGGCTGCCGCCGGGCAGGTTCAGCCGCTGGGTGCGGAACTCCTCGACGCCGTCCGACCGGCTGCCCAAGAACGCTAGTTCCGACCTGATGGTGTCCTCGG